CCTGGTTCTACTGGGACCGAACAAGCGCAAGTTGCATCGGGCGAGGGCGGCCATAGAGGAGTACCTGGCCGTAATCCACCTCTCGGTCAAAGGCAACTGGCAGGTGTTTCGCGTTAGAGATCGGCCCATCGACTTCCTGGGATTCCGATTTTACCGAGATCGTACCACGCTGCGCAAGCGCAATGCGCTACGGATTCGTCGGCGCATGCTGAAGATCAGCAAGAAAGGCTACCTGAACCACCGTGACGCAGCGGCTGTCATCAGCTACTGGGGTTGGATCAAGCGCAGTGACAGCTACCAGTTTTACCATCGGTACATCAAACCACATGTCACGATTAAACAAGCACGAAAGGCAGTGAGTCGCCATGCAAGGCTACGGAATCATTCAAAACGGGCAACTCGTGAGGGTTAACCCAGGATATCCCGGGGCAAAACCTGTCGTGTACGAGGATGTGCCCCTATTTGACCAGGAGACGCATTACGTTGTGCAATGCCCGCCCGTTGACGCGGGCAACCACATTTACATGGGCGTTGAGGTGCGTGAGATGGAGCAGGTGGACGATGGGGAGATGGGCGAGGAAATGCCCGTATAGCTCTGTTAAGTTGAATATTCGATTGGGATTCGGGGCATTAAAACGTTTTCGACAGAGAAGTCGTTAAAACACAACTACGGGGAGAGAACCCCTCAAACTCAAAAACGAACAGCGTGAGAGAACACGATAAAACACAGGAGGTAAAGCCAGATGGAGTTTATCAAATCGTTACTCGGTGAAAGTTTCCGAGAGGGAATGACGCTGGAGGACATCGACGCCGCTCTGAAAGCGGCGGGGGTGGTTAATCCGGAGAGTCTACCCAAGACCGTATCTAAAGAGGTATTCGATAAAACAGCATCCGAACTTGCTAAATACAAGAGGGAATTGAAGGAAATCAAAGAGAGCCAAATGACGGCTGAGGAGAAACTTCAAGCCGAGATAGCGAAGATGAAGGAATCCCAAATGGCTTATGCCAAAGAACTAGCCACTCTACGGGCGAAAGAGATTTTCCTCGGGGCGGGTCTACAAGAAACTGATTATGAGCCGCTCCTCGAAATCGTGGTTTCAGAGGACGAAGAAGTTACCAAGAGTCGAGCCAAAAACGTGGTAAGCCTCATTGAAGCGCAGAAAAAGGCGACTGAAGCGACCGTCCGAACGAAACTCTTGGGAGACACCCATCGGCCTCCGGCCGGAACAGAGGTGCAACCCGGTTCGCTCGACAAAGCGATTGAGGCCGCACGTGAAAGCGGTGACTACGTGGCTTTGGCTTCTCTGCTACGTCAGCAGCAGATGGCTACGCAAGTGCAGAAATAGGAGGGATTTAAATGCCGGATCCAACAGATGCCATTATTCAAAGTTTCGGTGTCTTAAACTATTCGGGCATGCTCTTCAACAAGGGCAATACCAAAACGCCGTTCTCGACTCTAATTGGGGGTCGGCGTAAGATTACCAATCATGTGGAGTTCGTCACCGGTCAAGAGTACACAACCATAGGCGGCACTCAGCCCGCCATCTCGGAGACCGATTCTCTGACGGCTCCCCTGTCTACCTACATTACTCGGGCGCAAAGGACGAACGTGACGCAAATCTTCCAAGAGAGCGTCTATATCTCTTACGCCAAGCAGTCCAACATGGGCACCCTCTCCGGGGTGAACATTGGGGGGCAGCAAGCGAATCCTGCGAATGAGCTGGACTTCCAGGTGGCCGCTCGTATGGAAAAGATCGCTCAGGACATTGAGGCGACCTTTATCAAGGGTGCTTATGCCAAGGCGGAGAACGATGCGACGGCCAACAAGTCTCGGGGCATGGTAACCGCCATCACCACGAACACGTTTAACTTGGACGGAGCGCCGCTTCGGGTGTGGGACGTGGCTCAGGCGCTCAAGTTGATCTACGACGCTAACGGTCGTACCAGTGGTCTCTACCTGTGGGTAGACCCCGTGACTCTGTTCCAGCTGAACGCTGATGCTGAGCAGAATGGCAATTCCATCGTTCCGGCGTCCTACACCGTGAATGGGTTGTCCATCTCGACCTTGCTGACCCCGTTGGGTCAAGTCAACGTCTACCTGGGCGAGCATCTACCCGAGGGTACGGCCCTTCTGTTCAACCCGTCCGTGATTGCTCCTGTCGAGCAGCCTACCCCCGGAAAGGGCAACTTCTTCCTCGAAGAGTTGGCCAAGACGGGTGCAGGTACGAAGTATCAGATTTTCGGTCAGATCGGTTTGGACCACGGTCCTGAGTGGATGCACGCCAAGATCGTCAACATCTCGACCGATTTCGAGAAACCGAAGGCGGGTAAGATGGTGTACTTCAAAGACACGATGCCTTTTGCTCAAGTACTACCGCAACTGGATAGGGTTACCTTGGGTGATCTGGAGGATGACGTGGAGAGTTCCGCTTTGGTTATCACCTACGTCGGAACCCCGGTGAGCCCCCCAACCCTGGTTTACCAGTGGCAAATCGGCGAAACCGCAACCGGAGAGTTCACTGACATCCAGGATGCAACCCAAGCCACGATTACCCCGGCTACAGCGCAAGTGGGTAAGTTCATTCGAGTCAAAGTGACGGCTTCGGTCACGGCGTTGGGTACGGTGTACTCCAATGCGAAACAGGTTGCTGAGAGTTCTGCTGACTAGGGTTAAGGAGGCGAGAAGTGATGAGACAGAGCGACACTAAGTTAAACCAGGTGAAACTGCTCACAGGTGAAAGCGACGAACGACTGCTGCTCACGCTTCTCGCCCTGGCCGGGCAAAAAATCCTCGACCGTCTGTACCCTTATCATCCCGAGGAGACGGAGGTACCTGAGCGGTACTCGACCAAACAGGTCGAGATCGCCGTGTACCTCTACAACAAACGGGGGGCTGAGGGGCAGACGGGGCACAGTGAGAACGGCATCAGCCGTACTTATGAGAGTGCGGACGTGCCTGAGTCGCTGATGCGGGGAATCACGCCACGGGTGGGGGTGCTTTGATGCGGACGTTAGAGCGCAATAAGCAGACTGTTTATTACGCCAATCTGTTGAGGACTACCCCCATCGTGGACGAATACGGGAACGAGACCGGGCAAGTGCGGACGCAGTACACCAAACCCGTCGAATTAAAGATCAGCGTATCGGCGGCCAGAGGTGAAACGTACTTGCGGCAGTTTGGCGAGTCGTTAGAGTACGACCGAGTGCTTATCAGTTCAGACCTTGACCTCCCGATCACGGAGTCGAGCGTGTTGTGGATCGACCAATTGGATCTCAGAAAACCGCATGATTACGTGGTGAAAAAGGTGGCTCGGAGTCTGAACAGCGTCTCGTATGCCGTAAGTCGGGTGAGTGTCAGTGGCTAAATACCGATTCAAACTCTCGCCTCGTGAGATCGACAAAGCAATTCAGATCGTGCGGGACCATGCGGCCGACTTTGGGGCCAAGCAGGACGAGTTTTTACGGCGGCTTGCTGAACGTGGGGCTGAGATCGCCCGAGAAGAACTGCAGAACATGGTTTACTCGAAGAAGAACGAGAATCAGACCTTGCAACTGCTCAACAGCATCACTTGGGGATACGACCCCGAACAGAAGCGGGGTTGGGTGGGAACTGATCTGTTTTATGCCAGGTTCGTCGAGTTCGGCACGGGTCCACGGGGGTCGAGAGACCGCCACCCCGAGGCTACCGACGAGTGGCAATACCGACAAACGCCGTGGGTGTACTATAACGACCGAGTGGGGCACTTCCTATTTACCTATGGGATGCCGTCACGACCGTTCATGTATAACACAGCGAGGCGCATGGAGAGTGAAGCCGTCAGGATCGCTCGGGAGGTGTTCGGATCGTGATTGACATTGAGAACGAGGTATTCAATACAGTAGCGTCCGCTCTACGGTCCCGATTCCACCCGATTGCCATTTACGGTGAAGTGGTGGATCTACCGGCGGTCTTTCCCTGCGTGATGATGGTGGAAAAGGATAATCGAGTCTATGCAAGGACGCAAACCGGGCTAGAGACGGAGAATCACGCTCTTCTCATGTACGAGATCGACGTGTGCTCCAACAAGCAATCGGGGATGAAGTTCGAGATCAAGGAGATTTTCAGCGTGATTGACGCTGAAATGGCCGAATTGGGCTTTTCCCGAATCATGTTAGCCCCCATGCCGAACTTGTGGGACGGCTCGATTTACCGCATGGTAGGACGTTATCAAGCAGTAGTTTCCGTCGATCATGTCATTTATAGGAGGTAGAAAACGTGGCGACTACAATTGGAGTCAAGCTACATTGGGG